CTTCGGTTTGTTCAGTGTCCGACAAGACACCTTTGATTTTTTGAGCAACAGGAATAATGTCACCAAGAATAGGGCCGAGCCGTCTCACGATGTGAAACTGCTTAAACGGATCTATCTTGTTAAGCTTAAATTCGTGTCCACCTGCACTGAAATCTCTTTCGCTCATTTTCGTTCGTTCCTTTCATAAAATTCCGGGCTAGTCTCCTTGTCGTTCAAATCGACTAGCCCGGAAAACTTTCATTAAATCCCACCACCCAAAATCGAATTGACTTGGATGCCGTCAAACTCCCATTCCATCATCCCGCCTTCTTTGGCGTAGGTGAGGGTAGGGCGCTTTTTAAATGCCGCCTGTTGAATCACGGTGAAATCTCCGCGAGCCGTATCAGTACAGGTGAAGGTATTGATGCCCCACAGTGCTGAAGACAAGCTTTGCGCGTCGTATGCGGCCATGAGCTGAGCATTGACAGGCGAAGTCTTGAGAAGTCGGATCGTTATTTTACAAGAATCATCAGCCACAAGAGAGTGTTGACCTGTGCCATCTGCACCAATGGTCATTACGTTCTTATCGGTCGATGGCTCGATGGTGATGCCCTCTTCCGCTGCCCCGGCACCCGCCGCGAGGTTGACAGCGATGCCAGGTCCTCCCATCAAACAACTGATATCTAAAAATGAGTACGTCATTGCCTAGTCTCCTTATTGATTGATGGTGATCAGCACTTGGCCGGTTTGGTTTGCACCAGCGAGTTTCGCCGCAACTTGGAAAGGAGGACCTTGCCGAGCTGCACGATCAGCTTCACTTTGCTGAGCCAAAGGCTGCATATAAATGTAATAACCAAGCTTCAAGTATTGGCCTTCTTGAAGTTGTCCGAACCCTTGAGCGTTCCACGTCCCTGGTGCCAAAAACCCATTGGTGACGTATTGCTGACAAACTTGCGAAATAGCAGTGGTGAATTCCTGATCGCCAGCATCCGTTTGCGGTACTTTGGTTCCAGCCGTGTAAAGCACGTTGTAGTAAGCGACTTGCACACCGTTTGCGAGGGCGTTGGTTCCGTAAGTTTCGTCGATGAAAACTGGACCCGCCATCGTTCCGTATTGCAAGATGCTCGTGTTGTTGTCGTAGGCGACAAACACGTTACAGCGTTTTGCTTCGAGTGCATCGGCTTCACTGTCATCAAGTTCTTCAGCCACAATGCCGATGGCTTGCTGGTACATCATCGTCTTAAACGTGTTGCTACCAGAAAGATTCGTCGTGAGAAGATTTCCGAAGACAGAGAAAGCAGCGTAAGGATTAGTGCTCGAATACTGCACAAAACTTTGCTGGTAGTTAAGAGCTTTCATCTCGCTTGCAATATCGTTACTGACTAGAGTGGTGAGAACGCCGGTTTCAGCCGTCGTCACACCAAACATGCGAGTGATCGCATCAGCTTCGATGAAAGCCCCAATCGAGAGATAGTCCGCATCCACAGGCATGACGGATGCCGCAAAACCCATCCCGTACCAGTTGAGTGAAGCAGCATCGCAAGCGACAACAGCCGCAAGCGGTGTCTCCGCCGCGTATCCTGGCACCAGTGGGAGTGCTACCGCTGCCGTCAAACCCAAGAGAAGCGATACGTCCTGATAGCTTGCGCTTGGTGACGTTGCGTAGCTCACGCTTGAAGCATTGGTTCCGCCAGCGAGATCAGCGGCGGAAAGCGTAATTGCCGTCGAAGATTTGGCAAGGCTGAAGGAGTTACCAGCCGTTCCTACTTCATAGTAAGTAGCCGTGATCGTTGCACCGGAAAGGGTGTAGGTCGCTTTGATGATATTGGAGTCAGTGGAGTTGATCAAGAAAGCCCACATGTTTGCAGCCGTGATCGCGGCGGTACTGCCGATCAAAACCTGATTTCCGGTAGCGCCTGATGCCACAAGTTCAATCGAAGTCCCGTTGACAGTAAGAGTGTCGGCAGCGGTTCCAACACCAGTAAACAGGATAGTTCCGGTCGCTTCAACACCCGCACCAGTAGTGGCGCTCGTGATCACGAATTGAAAGCCATTCCAAACGCAAGTTGCAGCGCCAGAAAAAGCGGTTTGAATCGCGCTCGCAACAGCGTTGAGATTCGTGAGCGCCGAGAAGTTCAGAGCCGTGAGAGTCTTAGCAGTGCCATCCACGTTGATATCAAAACCACCGTTCGTGATTTGTTGAAACAAGGTGATTGCTTGCTGAGACAAGCTCAAGATCGCACCGTCAAGAAGTGCGGCGGTTGCGGTTCTCAACCAACGTCCGCAAGCAAAGCTCGTGGGTGTTGGCTTTTGCTGGAAGTAAATCGATGCGGCCAAGTATTCAGGTGCCGTGGTTCCAAAGTCGGCAGCGACTTCAGCCAAGCTCGAATAGTTCCTGATACGCTGAAGCCCGCTGATGACGTTTGAGTCACCGATCGCAAGAGCTTGATTGAAGAGACGACCTAAAGCGCCGCCTTGAGTGATGATGGTCTGAACGCTAATTAATCTCGAAATATCTAGCATGATTTAGATTCCTTTCATTGAGCACACAAGTGTTCTTGCGGCGGCTTCGGATGAACCAAAAACTATTTTATAAAACTGAACACCGCTCCAATCGGCGGGGTTGATCGCAACGTAATGTCCGCTTGCGATCGTGTAGCTCACTTGTCCACTGGAATTGTAAAGCGGCTCATAGGTGCCGGTTAGACTCGTTGCCACTTGAAAAGTCATCGCTGTACTGGTGACTGTTGCTGGCATCATACAGCCGACAAGACTCATCCCGTTGGTCGGCATCGCTGCACTTGTCGGGCTAGGTGATGGGATAACGACTGAAGGATAAACGACCTGGCCCACAGGCACCGCATTGGTGAAAGCGGTTTGCGCTGAGAGCATCGCTAAAACTAAAATGACAAGTGCAACTATTTTTCCCATGATTAACCTTCCTGTGCCTCAATGGCGATTTCTACTGTTTTAGTTCCGCTGCTCACATTGGCAATGAGCGAGCCCGATCCACTTAAGAAAGTAAGAATCGGATAAACGCGTAAAATTTCTCGTCTCAAGTAAACGCTCATCTCCCAACGATCAACCCAGCGCTCGTTGACAAGATCAGGCACACGAGTCATGCGGGACGTGTTCACAAAACCCATGTTTGCTTTTCCGAGCGCTTCTAAATTCTGTTTGATTTGAAATCCGTCTCGCAAAGCTTTTGCGTACTCAAGACTTTGTGGCCCGTAGAAAGTGGTTTGAAGAGTCAACGCTTCCATTCTCATGAACTGGTTATTGCCGTTGCTATCGATGCCCACATAAGCGTTGGTGTCTGAATCATCTTCAGTGAGAGCAAACGAAAGCCAGTTGACGTGAATGTCAGGCTGAGTAGGTTCGTCCGTCTGCCAGCGCGGAATGACGAGATCACCAGGGAGTCCTGAAATGCCGACAAGTACCGTCTGAAGAAACTGTTCAAACGTGAGATTGCCAAATGGTGATGCTTGCTGTTGCGGAAGTAAGTAGCCGCCGCTTGCGCTTGTATTACTCATCCGGCTGGCCTTTCTGCAACACAAGTTCCTTCGGTCCAGCCCGCACCCCAATCACTCCAATCAAAAACGAGTTGTACCGTGAAGCGTTTGCCTTTCTTCACGATGATATCAGGGTACTTGTTGCAGCTATCTGACACCAATGAGTGTCTCACCCAAAAGCTTTGAACATTGGCGACTCTCATTGCTTCGGGTAGACGCTGAAGAGTTTTTCCGCTGATCGGTTGAACTGAGCCAACGATCGGAACGCCTACTTCTTGAATTTGATTTTGACCAAAATTGTCTCGGCACGCAGTACGCTTAATCAGCGTGAGCGGCTGAACCAAATCGGGATCAACGAGTAATTCAGAAACGTCTATGTTCCCCATACAGTTTGCACCACATAGGTTATTGCGTTTCTAAGTTGGGCAGTCACCAAGAGAGCTTTTTTTCCCTTGAATCCTGTGGCCGTCAGATACTTGCGAGATTCTAGTGTCGCTTTCGACGGTGCTTTGAGCCCTTCTTGATCGTTGATGACTTTTTTGCAGGAGTTACTAGCAATGGTTCCCGCTCTCTCGTAATAGGTTTCGAGAGCAGACGAGCCCTTCGAGAGTGCTCCGATTGCAGCCTTTTTAAACTCTTCAGCAATTGCTTTTTGTGCGTTTCTAATTCCCGTCGTAAGAACTGGACGAGGCGGAATATGTGCCGCTTCACTGCCAAAATGGTTAATGGCCAAAATTGCAGCATTCCCAATAGTTTCAGACTTTCCTTTTTCTTTGTTTTCACGTCCGTCATCCTCCTGTGGAATTCCAACTAACACGGCGTCTTTTTTAAAACGCGCGATCGTCTCATTGAAAGTCTTCGTGAAATCGGAAGTGACGGTGAGGGTGGCCTTCATAGTTGAATGACCCCCGCGCCAAAGATCCGAGCGAGTCTGATAAACTGTTTTCCGTAGGTGGTAAGGTTCCACCAGCCAGCATCTTTTTCGGAAGTGCTTTGAACGTCATAGCCTACGGTGACTGAGCCCACCGTCTTGGTGTTGACCACGCCAGCTTGCCCACCTGGTGTGCCGCCAATGTTGGCAGCCGCAATCGATTGGGCTTCAAGCGTGATCTCGTGGGCGACGTAGAGATTAACACCAAGGGGTGTCTGACTTTTCCAAGCGCGTGGATTGACCATTGCCGTGGCGAGATTGGCCCACCCTTGGATAAGGGTATCCGGGTACTTCACGTTATCCGTGAATTCCGGGTAGGCTTTTCTGAAGTCGGCCACGACAAAGTCCATCGGTTCACACCTTCTGCGCAGTCACGGGGGCTACAGGTGCGGACACCTGAGCAGTAGCCCCCGCCAGAACCGGCTTGGCGGGCGTAGGGAGGGCCTGATCAGACCCAGCCGCATCCGAATGTGTAGGTTTTGCGCTCGGTGCAGCCTTTGCCGATTGGAGGGCTTTAGCGGCCTTTCTCATGGCCTTAGCTTTTTGAAGAGACTTCACGTCCTTCGCAGTCTGAACTTTTTGACGTGCAGCATCACGGGGCACGACTTGAGCCGCACCGGATTGGATGAGCTTCTTGAAAGCGACGTTGTAGAAAAGGGCATCCGAAACTTCTTGTTTGCCTTTGGCGAAGTTTCTGCCACCGAGTTTAGTTGCTTTTGCGAAAATAACTTCCATCGTTCTACCCTTTCAAAATTTTATGAAGGCGGTGACTGACGAATCAGCCACCGCCTGTGATGTGTGGACTACTTCGCAGCCTTTGCAGGTGCGGCAGCCGGTGCGGCAGCCGGTGCAGCGGGTGCTGCCGGGATAACGATGCTTCCGTTAGCGATCAACGCTTTGATAAAAGCTGAATCGAGAGCTTTCTCGTCAACTTGCACAGAGCGTTTGCTTTTCGGATAAACCGTTTTTCCGATTCGGACGGGACGGGTGAAAATAACATTCTTCATTGCCATGATTATTTCCTTTCTTAAATCCCGTCAGCGTACTGAAGGGTTTCAGGGTATGGCAATTCCAACTCACCGAATGCCCAAATGTAGGGCGCGATGAAACGGATGCCTTGATAGTATGCAGTTTCGCGACGGATAGGCACCATCGGGTAACGCACACGGTTTTCTTCGTTGGTGTAGGCCAACATACGGTCTTCGCCTTCAACGCCACGTCCGGTGAGCCACTTGACGGGTTGAATGTCGAGTTCCTTGCCGTTGACTTCGAGAGCAATGGAATTCTCTTTCAAGAATTTCAAGATCGAAACATTTCCGGCAGAGCTGACCTTTTGGCTTGCGATGTAGCTGAACTGAGCTGGTGGCAAGAGCAACTTGGAAGGGCACACTGCGAAGGCAGCGGCAGACCAAGTGCTTTCGATCAACTCATTCACGTCAGCAAGAATCTCGTCAGGGGTTTTGTTGACCCACAGAGTAGACCCGCTCACACCTGCATTGACTCCGCTCTCGGTGATTGCTGAGTTGTTCAACAATCCTTGAGCGCCTACATCGGTCGAGCCGATATAGATCATCTGATCGATCGCCATCTGATAGAGAATATTCAGGGCGTCTGCCTTCTGAGAATCAATCGGAGTTCCAAGGCGCTGAGAGCGATCCAATTCCACCGAAGTGAAACTGACTTCGCGACCCAAGAGACGCAGTGGCAACACGGTCTTTTGACCGTCGATCGACACACCAGGAATGGCGGTTGATTCAGCCGACAACCAAGGCAAGTTGCCCCCGTTGCTTCCGTTTGAATTCGACTGAGTACCACCAGCCGCAAACGCTGACTGAATGAACGACGTGCTTTCATCGCTCATCGTGATACCAGGACGAAGCTTGATATCACGACCCCAACTCACGCTCGTGAGTGGCATGTAGAGACGTTTGTCTAAGTTTTCGAGCTGATTGACGTAGAACGCCAACGCCGAGTCTTTCGTCTTAAATCCTCTAGTGAATCTTTTCATTTTCTCATTTCCTCTCTGCTCTATTACTGAGCGATTCGGACTTCGCCGAATCCGTTAGAATCCACACCATCAGCCGCCCACGTTACGTTTCCAACGAGGGTGCCAGTGAGAGGAACATTGTTTCCAGTCGTCGCCACTTCAAGCTGTCCAGCCGGATGGCCAGCACTTGCGGTAACAACCAAGCCCACGACCTGGCCGCGCACTGGTGATCCAGCGTTGACGAAAACGGAGACATAACCACGAACGCAAAGACCCTGAATCTGAAGCGGGTTTGGCTCATCGGTGTAGAAGTCTTCATTGGTGTTGTTTCCGCTGATTGCAGGTGCTTGACGAGTCAAGATACCGGCAAACAAGGAAGCGGTGTCAGCTGCCACCATCGGGGTGACGCCTTCAGGTCCGCCCGATTGGGAAACGTACTTCATCGGAAGTCCGTAGTTTGCTGGGAATGGGGAGATGAGCGTTACAGGCTCGATGTTTGATTCATCGACGCGAGTAACGTCACCTGGAATACCAGACGGAGACGCATATAAATAGCTAACCATTTTTATTCTCTGCTTTCTGGCCTAGTCAGGCCGGTTACTTCGCCACGCCGTAATGCTTGGCATTGATTTCGTTCAACTCTTCAGCGGTTTTTCCTTCAGAAGCCGTGTTATCCACGTCTTCATCTTTCCACTTGGTGGAGTCTTTAGTTCCGCCGAGTCCGGTTCCGCGTTTCGATTTCACGAGCGCTGATGCGGCCATGAAAAGCATATCGACGTTGGTCTTGGCATCAAACACAGGCTTTTTATGGCCGAGTTGTTTGAGGACCTTCATACCTTCGTCCGACTTGGCAAACTCTTTCAGGCACTTTGAGCGTGCATCTTTGCCTTTGAATTTTTTTCCTGGTGTGAGGATTTCAAACTTAGCTTCGTCGCCAGTTTTCTTTTTCTGTGACTCTTCGGCCTCTTCGCCTTCTTCGTCTTCACAGTCTTCGTCATCAGTTTCTTCCATGTCTTCGTCTTCAGACTCTTCCATGTCCTCATCGCCAGACATGTCTTCGTCGCCGTCTTCTTCAGACTCTTCGTCATCAGCTTTTTTGTTGCCGAGAACTTTCAGAATCTTTGCGATAGCGGCTTCAAGTTTGTCGAGACGGCCATTCTGTCCGACTTCATCGTCTTCGTCAGAATCATCCATTTCTTCATCGTCAGACTTTTTAGGCTTGTCTTCTTCGTCTTCATCATCGGACTTTTTCGAGCCCATCATGCCATCGAGCTTGTCGTTCATGTCGGCCATCTTCTTGACGAGATCATCGTAGGTAACTTGCTCAGGCGTCTTTCCGCCTTCATCGTCACCAGTCTTGGTTTTCTTCTTGGCCTTTGCCAAGTCGGCAGCCTTTTTGTCTTCAGCGGCCACAGCTGCATCAACGGTCTTGCCGAGATTTTTCAATTGCTCAGCTAATTCTTTCAGCGTTTTCATTTCTTCACCTTTCGTTTTGTGATCTTTGATCGCATAGGTAGGACCTGCACGACCTTGCTCGACAAGAGCAATATGGTTTCCAATGATGTTTAACTGCTTACCTTCACCATCACCTGTTTGTTCATACTCAGCATCGTATCCGCATGAGACTTCTCGCAATCCGTTTCTAACAAGACCGATTGCAAGCTCATCGGTGATGAGAAGATCAGCCAAAAGCATTTCTTCGCCGTCTTCATCAACTTCAGTACCCTTGCGAACATTTTGAGCCGTGCCGTGCGTGAGGTCTTTCCAGTTTGCAGGGACAACAAAATCCTCCGGATGTTTGATCGTGATCGACTTGCCGTTGAAGCTCGCCATCGTTTGAGGACGAAAAACTTCTGAAGCATCTCGATACACCCAAACTTTTCCGTCATTGCCAACTTCAAGCGGCGTTTCACCTGGCCCATAATCCTGCCAGCCCGTACGAGCAACAGGCACACTCATGCAGAGAAGAAAGCCTTCCGGCGTTTCAACAATGTTCTCTGATAAGCGTGAAGGGGTGAAAAACTTTGCCATGAATTAGTGGAGTTGGCTCGCGAGTGGAAGCATCGAGAAGCGAAGCCCAATGACGGTGTTGTTTGCCGGTGCAGTTGCCACCAAAGTGGTAGTGCTTGAGTTAGTCGCGCCGAGAACGCGAAGAATAACTTGAGAGCCAGCGGTGCCAGCCACAGCAAGATTGGTGTCGCCTACAACATCGAGATCAAGCGTGCCTGATCCAGTAGCCACAGGAACTTGAACGGTTCCGGTTCCTGATCCAGCACTAGAAGTGATCGCGATGAACGGAACACCGGGCGCGGCAGTCACGCCAGCGGGCACACCAAGAGTCGCCCAGTTGGTAGGGGTTGTAGTTCCAACAGCGGTAACAACATAAGCAAGGCCCGCTGTGAGTCCTGATGTGACGTTGATCGAAGATCCGCTAAGAGGTGAAACGTATCCGTGGTAGCCACCGAGATAGCCGCCATAATTTCCAGTGAGTTGAACAACGATGTATCCCGCCGCTGGGTTGGGGTTTCCCGCCGCTGGTGTTGAGCTTGTGTGCATGTAGACTGCCGCACACCCAGGACCTTTTAAATTTCTGATGCCGAGTCCGTTACCGTTGGTGCTGTCCACGATAAAGTTGCAATCGATTTGATTCGACGATCCAGCTTTCACTTTGTTGATGAAAGTCTCACCGAATTGGTTTTGTTCAACCATCGAAGGGTATTGCGATCCGCTAGACTCAAACGCTCCACCTTGGGCAAGTGTTTGTGTCGGCATCGCCACCAGGGCAGCGATCATCGCGAGTGACGCGAAAATAATTTGTTTCATGAAAATTTCTCCTTGACTCTAAGCTGGGGGCAAAGATTGCTTTTCGCAATTAAGAAGCGAGCAGCCAAAAGAGAAAGCGTCAAGTATTAATCGGGAAAGAAAGGCTCAGGGTAACACCTGCAATTGGGAAAAGTGCCGGGATGCCCGACAGTTCCGTCGTCAAGTTCAGGTGGTGAATCCCAGCTGAAAACTTGACCATCGAGTTTCTTGCCTTTGCGAAACTCATGAGCTTCACGAACAGCGGCGTCACCACTGTTACGCCAAATGTACTGCCGAGAGCCCGCTGCCTGTGCGCGAGTCTGAGTAATCACTGAGTTAGACCTTGCCACTTCGGTACGCGCGATCCGCTCAGCATCGTTCTCACTGACTTTGCCTTGGCGTTGAAGTTCAGCCGCGATCTCACTTGAGCGTGTCCCGTTGTAGACTGCCTCAAGTGCAAGCTTCTGTGCTCGCTCAGCGGCTCTCATCGGAATGGATTTCACCAAGTCGATTTGTTCCTGCATCAACTCAGCGGCGCGTTTGCCTGTTGCCGCTCTTGCCACTGTGGTTTGCATGGCCTGATGAATTTCTTTTGAGCGGTTCTTCCACGCGGTTTTATTTTTCTTTGCCACGCGCTCAAGCATCTTGGCACTTTGTCGTGCGGCCCATGGACCTAAGCGCTCAGAATATTCGGTGAGCACTCTCAACATTTCTTTTTCATTACGGATGGTGGCACCGTCAACGTGGATCTCAACAACGTGAGCAGCGTTACGCGCTACTTGCTTCAGTGCTTTTGCAAACTGAGCTTCAGCGGATTGGTTGGGCTTGAAATTTTTCGAACGGGCTACGGGCATTCATCCCCCATTTCTTCAGTCGCATCGCAAGCGCTGTGCGTTTAAGTCCTAAAGACTTTGCGGCAAGCGTGATGCTGTATCCGTTGTCTTCAAGAGCACGCGCTGCCATCTGCTCTAAAATTAAATCTTCACTCTCACCGAGCTGAACAACGATTTGTTTCTCACCCAATGAGTTGACGACGATCATGATCGCTTCACCAAATACACCCCTGGTGTGTTGATCATGCTGAGTCTTGCGTTTAAGCTTCTCAGCTCGCAGTTCACATAAGCTTTGTTGATGTGACGTACCATCTCGTCCGTTTCGACCTTAGCAACGAGGTTAAAGCAGCGAGGGTGATAAGAAACCTTGCCTTCTTTGACAGCGTCATACTTTATTTCCTTTCCACAGCTCGCGCAGTATTTCATTGGTTGTCCTGCATCTTGACTCGTGAGCCAGACAACTTGTGAGTGGAGTCCACCAGAAAGATCAGCTCGCCGTCTCGAATAATGCAGTGACAGCGTTGTGGTGGCTCAGCCCCATCCCACTCGATGATGTAGCTTGGGATAAATGTCGGCTTATCGAGATCACCGTTAAATCGCCAAGTGGGTTTTGGCTTTCCCTTGCGGTGAGTGTGCTCATTGGTGTAAGCCACAGGCACTAAGTGATTCATTTCGCAGCCGGGGCAGTAAAAAAAATATCCCTCACCTTGCTTGTCTTTGATCGGGACAATTTTGCTCATTCAGTTTCTTTCTCTTTGAAGTGTGGTCTATAGATGCGAGTCGCGCGTGGAGCGATAACCACAACACAGACGGCGTTTGATGCCGTGCCTTTTTTCTTTTTAAAGACAAGCGTCGTGCCGTTGGAAAGCTCAAGGCTCTCTCCGATCTTGATTGTGATCGCAACAGCGCCGCGCTCAAGCTTGTCGTTCAATAACTTCTGAAGTTTGTGAGGGTTGTCCTTTGGATCAATGGCTTTCATTTGATTTGGCTTGCTCCATGAAAACATGGTAACTGCGTTCCAAATAAATCAAAGGATTATCTCGGCTCGTCACGAAAAGTCTGCCTTCCCAAAATAGGTAGGGAAACGCGAGCGGGTTTTTGAGGTTCATTTCAAAGACAACTTTTCCACCGAAGTCGTGGAGCTTCACGTTGAAAGGAAACTCTTTGCGCTGATCAGGCGTGACGGTCTTGAGATTTACAACTTTTTCATCAGCCATGCTTCAATCGCCTTTTGATCTTTCGTTACCGCGCGCTTACGAGCAGCGTCTTTCGTCTTCTTGTCCACGACTTTTTTCTTTCCTGAGAAAAGCTTGGTGAACTTCTTCCACCGTGAATCCTTGTTGATGCCCATCTTCTTGATAGTCTCCTTTGGTTCGTTAGGTCCATTGCCCGGATCACCCACATTGGTGCTCTCGTTTTCTGGATCAATTGGCTGATTCGGATCGATTGGATCATCTTCAGGGGCTGGCGGAAGTTCGTTCTCTGCCTCACTGATATCTTCATCCGTGATGTGTGAGAAAATTCCAGTTTCAGCGCCAGCTTGTTGAAGCTCTTTCATTCCGGTTGATGTAGAAATCAAGCCATCTTGGTGAGCAGCCACAACAGCGTTCGTGATCGCAGTCGTGATCTCAGCTTTCTCTTTTGCATTCATCTGCCAGAGCGGCGTGAACGTGAAGGTTAAATCTTTTGGGGCTGGCTCACCGAATGTCGATTGCCACAGAATCTTGATCATGATCTCAATCGGATTACGCAAGTAGGCTTCTTGTTTTGCGTTGATGGAGTCGTAATAGTTTCTGATATCCGTATCGCCGTTACCGCCTAAGCCCGCTGGCGATTGTCCGAGAAGTCTCACAAGTGGAGTCTCGCTTGCACCGGATAGTTGCTCACCAAACTGGCCGAGCATGTCGCTTAGTCCAGCGAAGCTGTAGGCCGTCGTTGCAAACGCATCGTTTTTATCGAGTAGGGTTAAGCCTTCTGAGTTTTGAAACTGCCGCATGTATTCAAACATTTCGACAAGTCCCTGCTTAGCTTCACCACCGGATGACAAGATTTCTCGGAAGCCGTCGATGCTCACAGTTCTTAGAAGTGCTCGTCCAATGAGCCCACCAGCGGAAGCCGTTGCGGTTTCAAACTCAATCAGCCTATCCCACATGCGCTCGATGATCGATTCATCCCACATCATCTCGGTGATCGCTTGAAAGAATGGGAGCTTGTGTCCACCCATTCTGAAACAACGAGTGTGATGCACACGAACGCGAGCAGCGGTGAAAGCGCCAGCTGTTTGTGAGGTTTGTTTTGCTACGGTGTTTTCACCCGCTTGCGGCGAGACTGTTTCTGAACCCGCGCCAGGGACTTGGGCTGGATCGTTAAGATTATTTCCAAGCACGATATCGTAGTAGGCTGGGAGTCCAATTTCTGGGCCTTCATCAATAATTTGGCTGAGCACGGGATTAAGTTGCCATCGGTCGTAAACAGCAATGCCTTTAAACTGTCCTTCTTCGATCGTGTCTGGATCAAGTGGAGTTTCCAAGTCTTGCCCATCAATTTGAAAAACTCCGATTGCCCCGCCATAAAGTCTACCCCACGCTGTGGTGTCACGAATGCGTTGCCAAATTTGAATGCGAGACATGGCGGCCTTGAAATCTTGAACTTTGTCCGCACCATCGTTGGTGTTGAGAATCACGCCAGCTTTCGTCATGTCTTCAGCAACACAATCGATCACTCGTCCCGCGATCCATGATCCACGGTACATCGCTTCAAGCTGTGTGCGATTGCGTGTGAGAAGATTGAACTGATAGCGACCGTAGGAAAGTTGATTCGTGTCTCCGTTCTCTTCACCGAGTGGAGTCACGCCGAGCTTCATCGCTAGATTTCTAAAACCGTCAGCGGTGTGTTTGGAGTGCTTAGGAACAATGGTAGGCTTTTGGGTTTGCTCGAAAACTTTCAAGCCCGGATCACTTTTCTTTTTTGACATGTATCTTCCGCCTTAAATTAAGTTCTTCCACTGTTCAAGCTTATTCTTGTTACTCAACATATCTTGCACTGCATCGAATAGTGGGTCAAGTTGGTCATCATGAGCATGAGAGTCATCAGCGGTGAACGCTTCCGCTTCTTCGATGAAATCGCTCGTGAATGGCGCGTTTTCAGGCACGCACACCATTTGAGCTTCTAAGTAGCCCTGTGCGTCCATCGCCCGCGTCAATTTATCTTTGTCGCGTTCAATTGCCTCAACAGGGATGCGACCTAAGAATTTTATTTTTTGAATGAGACCTGTGCCCGATGCTTTATCTTCCACCAAAAGTTTTCTCAGTTGACCTTGCCAGCGTTCCTCTTTGGGATGAATCTCCACCCACGGAAGATGTGGATCAATCTCGGAATGCTTGGCCCAAAAAGCGAGTGTACGTTTCTCAAGCTCAGGTGCCTCCCACTTACCTCGTATTTGATCAAGCAAGTAGAGCTTCCCATCTTCTCCGAGTCCGTAACAGCCAAATACCGAGTAATCGTTTCGCTCTTTTGTTTTCTGTGCGGTGTCCGCGTAAATACGACGGTATTTAATTTTTGGAAGAATCGTATATCGCGGAAACCATTCTCCACGAAATATGTTGCCACCAATCGCGCGGGGGGCTTGTTGATATTGGGAGCTAAAAACATGCCTTGAAATACGGCTACCAGTCGCATCTTCCTTTTGGCCCGCTTCCATCGCCGTGAGATCAGCAATAGGTTCCTTGTAAGGCCAGTAACTAAATCTTTGCTCAGCATCTTTTTCTACTCCTTCTTGATATTTTGGATCTAACTTTGCGACGTACTCAGCATCGATGATCGCGGGTATCACCACATGCTTCCAATTGCCGCCTAAGTTTCCATTCATGATGAAGCCAGTTGGATCTTCTTCAGCGATTCGTTGCATGATCAAGATGATTGGTGTCTTAGGGTTAGCGCGGCGGCTCTTGACTGTGGTGATGAGCGCACGATTGGCTTTATCTAACTTTGGTTTACTAAATGCATCTTCGGGCTTCAGCGGATCATCGATCAATATCGCGCCTTGAAATCCTTCTTTCATGTGTCCAGCTCTGAAGCCTGTGATTTGTCCACCGATAGAAGTTGCGTAAACACCGCCAGCACTCTTGCCATCCACTTCAACATTCCATCGCTTCTTAGCTTTCGAGTCGTCTACAATTCGACGCGTCCAAAGTCTTTGATACTCATCCATTTGAATAAGATCACGAGCTGCCTGAGAATTCAGAAGTGCGAGATCATCACTGTATGACAAATGTAGAAAGCGACACCAAGGATTGAGAGCAAGTCCACGAGCAATAAAATTAATGATGACCATCTCTGTCTTCGTTCCGCCAGGTGCGATGTTGATGATGAGATTTTCTGTTTCACCTGTGATCACTTTCTCAAGCTCATCGGCGATCATTTTGTGATGCCAGTTCACGCGGAAGGAGTTTTGTTGTCTCACTCTGAAGAAATAGCGAGTGAAGAGAAGATGATCTTTCTCACAAAAAGACTTCGCTATCTGATCGTCAAGAGACAGCTCAGAGCTTGTCTTTGAATTTATCTGTGGCTTCATCGACCTGTTCAGGTGTGGCTGCTATGGTGTGGACGTTCTTACTCTCAACAACGTCTTTGAATTGGCCAAAGGTTTTGCCGATCAACTCGCACGCTTTTAAAATATCGGACTTCTTAGAAGTCTTGTCGTGATAGGCAATCTCAGCGATGCGTTTTAAATTTCTTTCTGGAGTGATGAGAGCGCGATCGGCGAGACGTGCAAGACCACGTTCTATCATCATCTGAATCTTAGTATTTTTTAGTAGCTGATGACCATTCACACCGGCTGATGTTGTCTTACCGCCATACACGCGGATATAGGCTTGGGTGGCGTTTTGATCTTTGAGATACTCCGCCACAAAAAGGCGATGTTTTGGGTTGAGCTTAGTGCTCTTTTTATTGGGGGGCATTCGTTCCTTGACTCCTAGTTTTAATAGTAGGAGCAAAGAACAGAGCAAGCAACTTTGTCAAGTTTATTATAGCTCTCTGTACGGAAAAAGCCTGTAAGTTCTAAGGCGAGAGAAAGAGCAGAGCTCACATGTCGTCTCAAGCTCGTGGATGCCACCCACGTAAGTCTGCACGATTCTACTCTTCGGAAGATGGCCAAAGATCCAGCAACGCCAGTTCAAGGATACCACTCTGACCCGTCTGGTTGTTTTCCCGGCTGACGTGGCTTTAAGATATCTCCCACGTGACTATTCAAAAATCTTTCAACTTCATCATGATTCATAGGCATGATGAAATTAGTTCTAGGGTGGCGCTGCTCAAAGATTATACAGGCAAGCACAGCTGCCTCCCTCATCTCCGAAGGAGATAAGCGAAGTTGTTCAAGCATCATCACCATCATGTCCACAAATTTGTTATAGACTGGATCTTCGCGATATCGTCGTTCAACGCTGTTCATGTTACTCACTTCACACGCTCCCACTTAACTTTTGTTCCGCACGTTGGGCACTTGCCCTCACGCTTCATAATTGCTTCAGCCAACGCTTGTCTGAACAGCACACCAAGGTCAATGCCATAGAAGTTTGCCAACTGAATCTTGTCTTGATCGGCTCGCACACTGAATACCTTCAACTGTTCTTTCTTTTCAGGTTTCATTGTCTTCTGTGCTCATAAGATGGGTTACTTTTTGAATGGCGAAGATCATGCTTTCAACTGTTGCCGTGCGTCCTGGTGCAATGCCAAACGCTTGAACCGTTTTTTCGGCGTGGTCCATTTC